AAATTAAATGCTCTTAATACAGGTACAGTTACATTACATTCAGCAGATTCTCAAAGTAGAACTTGGGTGCAATTTATAAGATTAGGAGACACATAACATGTCAGTAACAACGATACCAACAGCGGGAATAGCGGACACAGCAGTAAGTACAGCTAAGATAGCAGATGATGCAGTGACTGCATCTAAAGCTGGTTTTGATCCCGGTAAAATAGTTCAAATAGTGAATGCTACTTATAATGATGTAACAACAACAAGTACATCTTATTCAGAATTTGCAAGTGCATCTATTACTAGAACATCATCTACAAATAATGTTTTAATTAATTGGAGTGGTAACTGGTGGATAAATTCTGGAGCATCAGATGGTTGGGTTGGTGGCTCAATTAAAGTTGTAGTAGGAGGAAGCACAAGATTTACTACAGGATATAAAGGTGGAGAAAGTATAGTAAATTATGTGCAAGGTGGAACTTCTTGTTCTTGGTATGACACTACTGACGAAGCATCAACAACATACAGTTTTCAAATAGGTTGTATTGGTTCTATTGTAGATGAAGTAGGTATTAATGGAATACACGATACCTCTGCACCAAGACCAAATACTATTACACTAATGGAGTTAGCAACATAATGGGCTATTTAGGCAATCCAATCGTACAAGGTAACTTCTCTCAGATCGATGATTTGAGCGGAAGCTTCAACGGTTCAACAACACAGTTTACCATACAAGTAGGTAGTAATACTCAGATTATTGGTAGCTTAGCACAATTACTGATTCATATTAACGGAGTGTATCAAGTACCAGGATCCGCGTTTACTGCAGGTTCTTCCAGTGGTACCATCGCTTTCACCGCAGCTCCTGCAAGTGGTGCAACCTTCTCTGGTATCATTTTTGGTGATACATTTGATGTAGGTGCCCCTACAGACGCAACGGTGACCGCGGCCAAATTAACAAGTATTAATGGTGCGTACAGAAATGTACAAACATTAACAGGAGGACTTTCTATTGCAGCATCTGAAAATGCGAGTATAGTAGGTCCTGTAACAGTGTCCTCAGGACAGACAATTAACGTAGCCAGTGGTGGAACACTGGTGATACTATAAGGAGTAAACAATGGCAGATTGTTCACAAGCAATACAATCAATCGGTTCTTATGAATTCGTCATTTCAGGTGATGTAAAGACGGAAGCTGATTTTAATGCTAATGTCAAATGGGTGTCTGGCGCTGACTCTAACGGAACTGCTATTTTTGGCTCTAAACCTGATGCAGTGACTTGGACAAAAGTTAAAGCCGACATGGACAAACAAGATGCGTTCGTTAAACAAAAAGCAATTAACGCAACAGCACAAGCATATTTAACATCTACTGATTGGTATTCAATCAGAGCAGCAGAAGGCGGAACAGCTATGCCTGCTGATGTGAAAACAAAAAGAGCTGGAGAACGCGCTAAGATTGTGTCATACGCAAACTTTAGCGGATAGGAGTAAACAGTGGCATCATTAAGCACAAAGGTAAAACTTTACTGCGCAGCTAATTCAAAGACTGTAGACTTTACAAAAGATGTTTTACTTCAGGATGATTCTGATGGTAAGGGCCCATACATCAAGGAATGGAATATTTCTGGTTTGGACAAACCAACAGCGGATCAACTCGCTGCACAAGAAGCAGCAGGTAACACTGAAGAAAAAAACAGCACTGTAAGAGCTACACGTAGAGCAGCGTACGGTGATATCGGTGAACAGCTCGATGAAATCTATAAAAACATCGATGCGTGGAAAACCAGAATTAAAGCTATTAAAGACGCAAACCCCAAATCATAAGGAGTAAGTAGTGGTATCGCAGTTAAAGGTAAATGAAATTATAAAGCAGTCAGGCTCATCAATTACGATTGGTGAGAGTGGAGATAGTATTACATTTCCTTCAACGGGAACTGCTTCAGGTATTTATACTAATACTCCTTCTTGGAGAGCACAAATAGCTTCACAAAGTTTGTCATTTAACACAACTACAAAAATAGACTATACATCAGAATTACAAGATACAAATACTGCATATGATACATCAAATAAAAGATTTACAGTACCTACCGGATTAGGTGGAACATACATGATTGGTTCTTGGTATAGAATTGGTTCAGGAACTGATGTAGAGGCATTTACTATTATACCTTATGTCAATGGATCAGCTCTTGATAGCAACAGACAATTACGATCATCTATGGTTCAAAGAAATAATAACACGATACAAATGTCAGGAACAATAGAATTGTCTGCTGCAGATTATCTTGAAATGTATGCCCTTAATGCCGATTCAAACGCAACATATACAATAGGTTATGACAACGCAGGACTTTTTTGGGGTTTTAAATTAATAGGAGCATAGATGACCAGTAAGCTTAAAGTAAATGTAATCAATGACAGTGGTGATAATAATCTCATCACGTCTAATGGTTCGGGTAGCGTAACTCTTGGCACAGCTTTTCCTGCTGTCGGTAAGATTGGTCAAGTGGTCCAAGTAAGTGGCAACAACGGAACTGCAACAACATCAACAAGTTTTGTAGCAGCTCCTATTGCAGTAACCATTACACCTAGTGCTACAAGTTCTAAGATTTATGTTTCAATAGGCTTCAACAATAAAACTTCAACTGACCAAGAATTTATCGCAACTATTTATAGAGATTCAACAAATTTAGGTGATAGTTCAGATGGTTTTTTTAAAGACCAATCTAAAGTAGCTAATAGTAAAAATTTTGTTTACATGCAATATGTAGACTCACCCTCAAGCACGTCAGCTATAGAATACAAAGTATATTTTAAAGGTGAAGGTCAAACAGTAACAGCAAATCAAGACGCTGCTGATTGGTCTTTCATAGCAATGGAGATATTAGCATAATGGCACTTAATACATTACCCAACGCAGGATTAACAAATAGAGGTTATCCAAGCGATCGCCTCGTGACTCCGATCATCATCAACGGAGATATGTCCGTGGCTCAGAGGGGTACTTCTTTTTCTTTTAGTTCAAGCAGTGGATTTACAGTAGATAGGTTTGACTTTGAACGAACAAGTGGAGCTACTGGAGATTGCACCATTACTCAAGAGTCAGATGCACCTAGTAATACTGGTTTAGTTAAATCTGTAAAAATAGCCGTAGATACAGCAGAAACCCCAACAGGAGGTGGCAATTGTCTCTTTCAACAGAAACTTGAAGGATTTAATGTAGCACCTCTAGAACATGGACAATCAAATCCACCAAGTGCAACATTAAGTTTTTGGGTGAAATCTAATAAAACGGGAACATATAGTGTTCAAGTTAAAGCAGAAGGAAGCACTGGTCGTTATGTTTTATTTGATTATACAATTTCTTCAGCAAACACATGGGAAAAGAAAATAATAACATGGGTAGGAGATACAAGTGTTGCTCTGGACTATGACAGTTCTAGAAGGCTAAGAGTTATTTGGCATCTTGCAAGTGGACCTAATGATAAAGTAAGTCCAACAAGTTCATGGGCGACAAGCAGTATATTTCAAATGTCATCAAATGCAGTAAACTTTTTTGATGATGCATCTAATGAAATTTATTTTACAGGCGTTCAACTCGAAGTAGGTGAGTTTGATTCTACATCCATACCTGCTTTTCCTTTTGAGAGTTTTGCAAATAATTTAAATAGGTGTATGAGATATTGTCAAAAAAATCCACAAACAAGTTCTGGTGGAGATTATAAAGTAACAGCATCTGGTTTTGCAGACGGTGCATCTTTGGCTTTATGTTCTATAAATCCTTTTTCAGTAGAAATGAGAACAGTTCCAAGCCTAACAAGTAGTGGAAGTTTTAGAATACACAAATCTGGTGGAGCATCTAGTGTTTCAGGTGTCACTATAGATTCAGATACATCAGGCTCAACTAGCTTTACAATAAGATGTACCACAAGCAGTTTAACTAGTGGTCAAGGAGTATTTTTAGAACAAAGTAATGACAGTGATGCTCATATAATATTGGATGCGGAGCTTTAAATGATTAATACAGTAAAAAAAATATATTCAAAAAATAGTTTTAGTTATAAAGTAATTTACACAGATGGAACAGAATGGTCTGTACCTCACAATGAAGAAAACAGACACTACCAAGAGATACTTGAGTGGGTTGCAAATGGTGGTACAATAACCGATCCAGGAGCGTAACCATGTTATTTGGTTTTGACGCTTTTGCATCGTCACCGTTTTCCGCACAAACAAATTTAAATAAAGTTTTTGTATCGGGTAATGCCGTTACAAGTGCGATTGGTAATGTTACACCCGTCGGTAAAGGTAAGGTTATCCTTACAGGTAACGCTGTTACCGCTTCTGTTGGCACAGTCATTCCAACAGATTTTGCTTTTGTAGACGTCACCACGAACCTCGTCACAACAGCTACTGGCACGGTTACCGTTATTGGTAAAGCCAATTTCTCGGTTACCGGAAATGCTGTTACAGGTGCGATTGGAGACGCTACACCAAAAGCAGGAGCACGTGTTGTTCTATCCACAGCAGGTGTTGGAACTTCTGCTATGTCTTTCAATGGTGCTACTATCATTGGTAAGGCTGTGGTTCTACCAACAACAAACCTTGTAACAGGCGCTACAACTGCAGCTGGTGTCATTACTTGGAACCCAATTGACCCTGGAGCTGCACAAGATTGGACAGAAATCAATCTGGGAGCAAGTCAAACATGGACAAACGTCGAAACATAATATAAATTTGGAGGCAATATGGCATCAAGTTATTCAACATCACAAAAATTTGAACTCATCGCAACAGGTGAAAAAGCAGGTCTTTGGGGAACTGTTACTAATACTAATTTAGAACTAGTCGAACAAGCGGTTGGTGGTTATGTATCTATCAATGTGGCTTCTTCTGATCAAGCATTAACAATCAGTAATGGTGCATCGTCCGATGGACGAAACATGATTATCAAGCTAACAGGAACGTTGGCCGCGAACCGTAATGTGACTGTTCCTGATTCCATTGAAAAGATGTATCTCGTTGAAGATGCAACGACTCGAAGTTCTAGTCATTACACATTAACTTTTAAAACAGCATCCGGCACAGGTATTACAATGCCTGTCGGTTCTAAGATAGTAGTCTATTCAGACGGTACCAATATTAATTTAGTTAGTTTACAAAAGGGATATAACTCTCTTTCTAGCGCATACACAGCCGTGGATGGTGATCAATTAATTATTGATACCAGTTCTTCTGCTTTGACTATGACTCTTCCAGCATCTCCTGGTGTTGGTGATGAAGTTACTTTTATTGATGCCAAAGGAACCTTTGGCTCTAACAATCTTACCGTCGGTCGAAACAGTTCTAATATCAATGGCTCTGCTTCTGATTTAACAGTATCAACAAACGGAGCTGCTTTTACATTAGTTTTCTTAAACGCGACTCGCGGTTGGGCATACAAAGATAAAATTTAAGGAGGGTAAATGGCTCTCATTACCTTAGACTTTTTACCTGGGATAGACAAACAGGACACCACGAAAGGTGCCGAACGTCGATTTGTGGATTCTAATAATGTCCGCTTTCGTTATGGTCTACCAGAAAAAGTTGGAGGTTGGTCTTCTCTTCTACCAGACAAAATTGTCGGTGTTGTTCGAGCACAACATCCTTTCACAGATTTAGATGGCAATCGATATGTGGCCCTTGGTACAGATAAGTTTCTCTTATTGTACTTTGAAGGTCAGCTTTTTGATATAACACCAATAAAAAGTTCTCTGACATCATCGACAATGGCAACCGTTAATACTTCTACAACGGTAACAATTACAACAACATCTGCTCACGGAGCGTCGACCGGGGATATTGTACAATTAGATGCAGTGACTCTACCAAGTGGCACTGGACTTAGTGCTTCTAACTTTGAAGATAAAAAATTTGAAATAACATCTGTACCGTCAACGACAACTTTCACCATTACTTCTTCTGCAGCTGCAACCGCTACTATATCAACAGGTGGTTCAATGACTTGTAAAATGTATGAAGTTGTTGGTCCTCAAGAACAAACATACGGTTATGGTTGGGGTGTTGGTAATTGGGGTGGCACGGTTGACTCTGCTACAGTCACAACAGTAAATGAAGCATTGGATGCAAGTGAAACAACAATTACATTAACGAGTGCTACAGCTTTTCCTACTGCGGGTACTATCTTAGTAGATTCAGAATTAATTACTTATACTGGTAAATCAACAAATGATTTAACAGGTTGTACGAGAGGAGCTCTAGGCACGACTGCAGCGACTCATGATAACGGAGCAACTGCCACTGATGCCTCTGACTATAATGGTTGGGGTGTTGCAGTAGGTGCTTCTTTTGTTTCTTTGGAACCAGGACTCTGGTCTATAGATAACTTTGGTGAAGTTTTAGTAGCTACAATTGCAAATGGCAAAACCTTTACATGGAATGGTGGTGCTTCTGACGCAACATCAAATAGAGCTTCAACAAGTACATCTGGTTTTTCTACTTCTAATAATCCTACCGCAACAAGAGTTAGTTTAATATCACCTACAACAAGACATTTAATTCACTTTGGTACAGAAACAACTATAGGTACAGCAACAACACAAGACGATATGTTTATTCGTTTTTCTGATCAAGAGGATATTAATACTTTTATACCTTCTGCTATCAATGCAGCAGGTACACAACGATTGCAAGATGGAACTAAAATCGTTGGTGCTTTGAAAGCAAAAGAAACAATTTTGATATGGACCGACACTGCTTTGTATACTATGAAGTTTATTGGTGCACCTTTTACATTTGGTTTTGAACAAGTAGGTACCAACTGTGGTTTGATTGGTAAGAACGCAGCTGTCGAAATAGATGGTGTTGCGTATTGGATGAGCAACAATGGTTTCTTCTTATTCGATGGTACAGTTAAGTCACTGCCTTGTTCTGTTGAAGACTTTGTATATGATGATATTGACTTAACCAAAGGACAACAAATTACTGCAGGTGTAAACAATTTGTTTACAGAAATTGTTTGGTGGTATCCTGCATCTGGTCAAAGTTTTAATAATAGATTAGTAGCATACAATTATCTCGAATCTTTAGGAGCACAAGTTCCTGGCGGTATTTGGTACACAAGCACTGAAGGCCGTACATCATGGATGGACTCTTCTATTTATCCTAAACCTTATGCAACTTCTTTTGCTTCTAGTGAAACAGGTACGTTTCCAGTCATTCAAGGGAATACAGGATTAGGGGCAACAACGTATTTCGAACATGAAATAGGTGTTAATCAAGTCAATATTGACGGATCGAGCACCGCGATTAATGCTTTTGTACAGTCTTATGATTTTGATTTAGAAGGACAAGGCACAGAAGGAGAACAGTTTTTAGCTGTTCGACGATTTATTCCTGACTTTAAAGTTTTAGAGGGAACAGCCAAAGTAACGTTGGCCGTGAAAAGTTTTCCTTCTCAAGAAGAATCAACAACAGGTTTAAGTCCATTTTCAATTACATCATCAACCACTAAAAAAGATACTCGAGCTCGTGGTCGATATGTCAATATCAAAATTGAAAACGATGACGTTGATCAAAACTGGCGATTTGGTACATTTAGTTTAGATGTGCAACCGGACGGGGGTAGATAATGGCAAAAATAAATGTTAAAATACCAGAACCGAAAGAAGATTACGATGTATCAAACCAAAAACAAATAAACAGAGCGATTGGTATTATTATTGAACAATTAAACTCTACTTATTTAGACGAACTAAAACAAGAAGCAGAACGTTATACATGGTTTAAATCTTCAGGAAGTACAAGTTAATGGCTAATATTTATAAAAATGCACAGTTTGATTTAACAAGCACTGACGTCACTGATGTTTATACTGTACCATCAAACTCAAGAGCAATTATTCAAAATATACACATGGCAAACATAGGATCAGGAAACGTTGTAGTTCATGCACATCTATATGACAGCTCTGTAACAACACAATTCACTTTTGCAAAGCATACTATCGCTGCAAATGAATCACAAAGTATATCAGATGGTTCTATTGTTTTAGAAGAAAATGATGTATTAAGAGTACAAGCAGCTAGTGCTAATGATATTGAAGGCACTTGTGCAATATTAGAAATAAATAGAGATTAAGGAGGTAGTATGTCTTTTTTAGAACCTGGTGGAAAAGTATCGGTTGTTAAAGATGGTAAAACCGTTGAAGAGATTGATGTCGAAACAGAAGTTACTCTTATAAATACTAAAACTAGTAAAGAGTATAATTCAGATAAAGAAGCTGAAGATGATGTAAACGATGTCAACACAGATACAAAACAAGAAGATTTAAGTAGAACTGTCAAGATTAGAATAGCTAAAATGCCAGATATTTTAAGCGACTCCAGCTCTTGACACTATGTCAGATATCGGTAAATTATACGATATTACCGTAGCTTATGGACTTTATAAGTTGTTTCCTCGCTACAAAGATCACACGTTCGAGGACGTGCTTCAACATATAGCCCCATCTGTTAGTATGAATCAGTATAAGATTCACTATAGAAATGAGCTACCTTATGCCTTTACAAACTGGGCATTTTTAAATGAGGATGCAGAAAAACGATTTATGACAACCGCCGAATTAAACCCTGAAGATTACAACAGTGGAGACATTCCCTGGCACATTGATACAATTTGCGTTGATGATGTGAAATCTGTTATGAAATGGACAAAACAATACTTTACTAATTTACTTGGATGTAATAAACCTGTAAAATGGTTGAGAATAACTGATGATGAGGTTATCACAAGAGTTGTAACAAGATATACAAAGGAACATTATGGGATCAATAAGTAAAGCAGTTAGAAGAATTATACCAAAAGAAATACAACCTATTTTACCTATCGCAGCTTCTATGTTTGGTGGTCCTCTTGTTGGAAAATTTTTAGGTGGAGCTCTTGGAACAGGTATCATGAGCACTTTAGGAGGTAAAGCCTTAGCTTCTGGTTTAACATCAGCTGGTGTTGATTTATTAACTAAAGGTAAAGTTGATCCAAGAACCGCAGCCGTATCTGCTTTAATGGGGGGCGGTGGACAATATTTTAAAAACGTTGGACAAAGTGGACAGTTTTTAGGAATGGATCTGGGTGACAAAGCAAAAAGTGCTTTTACTGATGCCGGTACACTGTTAGCTCCAACAGAAATAAGCGGAGATGGAAAATTTAAACTAACAGAAGGAATTGGTGAAGAAGAAGTTTTAAGTAGCCTTGGAAAAAGTGCAAGCGCTGCTGCAACAGCAGGTGGAACAATATCCGCGTACGACGCAGCAGAAGAAGCTAGAAGAAAATATGAGGAAGAAATGGCCGGTCGAGAAGCTGATTCCGCTGCAGACAGACAATCAAGAATAGATTATATTTCAAGATACATGGGTATGGCAGGATTTAGTCAATCTGAAATTGACGATGCATTATCTCGTTATGGATATAAGACCGGAGGCCGCGTTGGTTTTTCCAGTGGTGGTAGTGGAA